GAAGATGTTGCGGCAGCCATGAGGAAAAAGTGGAACAGATTCACTACACCTGTGGCAGTTGGGTTGGACGCAAGTAGGTTCGACCAGCATGTTAGTGCGGATGCTTTGAAATGGGAGCATTCCATATACAATGGCATATTCGATAGCCCTGAACTGCGACAATTGTTGAAGTTGCAGTTGAATAATAAGGGTATGGGTTTTGTCGATGGACACAAGGTTAAATACAGCGTTGATGGTACAAGAGCTAGTGGAGACATGAACACGTCTCTAGGCAATTGCATCATCATGTGCACTTTGGTGCGCGAGTACGTTAGGTCTATAGGGTTGGACTGTGAACTTGTGAACAATGGCGATGATTGTGTCTTGTTTTTGGAAAAATCAGATTTGCACAAAATATGCGGACTTCAGGATGGAGTTTGGGGGTCGCAGCATTTGGAGGAGTGGTTTTTGAAGTATGGGTTTGAAATGGAAGTGGAGGCACCAGTTTTCGAGTTTGAGGAGGTGGTGTTTTGCCAGAGCCAGCCGATATTGTTGGACAAAGCAGAGGATAAGTGGGTTATGTGTCGCCAGCCCACTGCTGCTTGGGGTAAAGATGCCCTAAGTTTAACTGAGTCCACTGCGTTAGGGTTTAGGCAGTGGTCATATCAGGTTGGTGTTGGTGGAGCAGCTTTATTCGGAGATTTGCCTATTTTCGGGGCGTTGTACGAGTTTTATAAACGCAACGGAGTTGATAGCAATGTCAAGAATTCACTAATAGTTTCAGATTCGGGGTTCATGAGGATGAGCACCAAACCACGAATCCGTGGTGATTATCGCGGTGAAATTAGCGATGACACTAGGGTTAGTTTCTACAAGGCCTTTGGGTTTATACCGTCTATGCAAATAGCTATGGAAAAGGAGTTAGGTAGTATGTTTTATACTGACGACTTAAGCAATCACCCAGTTAACATATCTGTGGGGTGTGGGCTTACAACTATTTGACCACTCAGGGTTTACTAGGAGAGTGAACCACAGCGTGTATATTACACAATTCAAGTCGACGTTATCTCGAAACGTACTTGATTAATATTTGTAATTAATGGCTAATAAGAATAAGAATAGTAAGAAGAAGGGTGGCCTCGCCCGAAAGATCAGGGGCAATGGAGATTATCAAGTTTCCAC